TACCATATGGCTATAGAGGGCGTGGACATATCCATTAGCGGACATACTCACAAGCCTGCAAAAGTGCCGTCGTCGAGACTTGTATTTGACCCGCACAACAACAAGGTGACACGGCGCAACACCTTGATTTTTGTTTGTACCGCATGGCTTGACTATGGCGGTTATCCGGTACGAGGACAAATGAAGCCTACGGCATTTTATCCTGACACAATTACTCTTTACGGCGATCGCAAAGAGTGGAAATGATTGATATTACCGCAAAAGCGGTTAACATACCAAATCCGAAGCTGGCAAACAATTATTGGTTCGCATGAGTGGGTAGAACGCCGCAGTGGATGGCTCAGGGGAGGGGGAGCGCGGCGTAGACGATGTTTGCTGCGCGCGCCGGGGTTTTCCTCCTTTTACCCGGCGCGATTAACTATGATTGGGGATACTGAATGAGTGTATTGCTTGGGCAATCGAGAATATCGTTTGGGCGCAAGAAGATATTTACTGACGAGCCTGTAATAACGCCCGATAATGTTATACAGGTATTGAGAGATGCGATCACCGAGCATATGGGCAATCGGGCAGACATTGATTACTTGTATCGCTATTATCGCGGTGAACAGCCCATCCTGCGTCGTCAGAAAGATAGGCGGCCTGAAATTTGCAATAAGATAATTGAGAATCGAGCAAACGAGATAGTTACATTTAAGACCGGATATCTCTGTGGGGAGCCAATACAGTATGTGAGTCGCGGTAGCACGGAAGGTGTGTCTGAGGATATAAGCAGACTCAATGACGCTATGCTACTGTGTGGCAAACCCGCTCGAGATAAAGAGTTAGCCGAGTGGATGTACATATGCGGTACAGGCTATCGCATGGTGCTTTCCAACACGGAAATAATCAATACTCAGATAGTGCCCAGTTTGAGCAAGGGGCAACCCGTTGATGGTCTCGATGATGCCCCATTTGAAATATATACGCTCGACCCTCGCAACACTTTTGTGGTATATCATTCAGATGTTAGCGAAAAGCCTCTCATGGCTGTGAAATTTGTCGAGCGCAAGGATAACACAAAAGTTTATAGTGTATATACAGAAGAATATTACTTTGAAATCAATGACAATCACGGAATACATACGTTATCCCTTGAAAACATTAAAAAGCGATCGATCCCGATTATCCCTATTATCGAATATCCTCTTAACAATGCACGGCTTGGCGCGTTTGAGAGCGTCCTGTCGATTTTGGATGCTATAAATACCGTCCAATCTAATCGTGTAGACGGAGTAGAACAATTCATACAAAGTTTGCTGGTTTTATATAATGCGGATATTTCTGATGAAGATGCCAAGGCGATTAGAGAAGCCGGTTTAATTAAACTCAAGAGTTTTGGTGATAACAAAGCCGATATAAAAGTTATCGCCGAACAGCTCGATCAACAACAGACTCAGACGCTTGTTGATTATATGTATCAGACGGTGCTTAATATCGTTGGTATGCCTAACCGTAATGGCGGGCGAAGCACAAGCGATACAGGCTCGGCAGTTATTATGCGCGATGGTTGGGAATCCGCTGAGGCAAGAGCTAAGTCGGACGAGCTTATGTTCAAAGAGTCCGAACGCAAGATGTTAAAGCTGGTACTTGCAATCATGCGTGGCACAGTAGGCACTTCGCTTAGACTGTCCGATATTGAGATTAAATTCACCAGACGCAATTATGAGAATTTACTGAGCAAGTCACAGGTGTTTGCGACACTGCTCAAGACAGAATATTGCTCGCTTGAAGAAGCATATGCGATTAGTGGCATTTCGCCAGACCCCGCCGATTCTGCAAAACGCGGTGAGGAATGGTACAAGAAAGTTAAAGCGGAACAGGCAGTAAAGGAAGGCGATGCGTTTGCTTGAGTTTAGATGCGCCAAGTGCGGTAAGTTGCTTGGCAGAATAGATGGCGGCGCAGAGATAAAATGCCCGCGATGCAAAGATTTAAATATTATAAAAAAGCCCCGCGAAATCCGCGAGGTTAAAAATTACAGAGCGTCACAGAACGCCGATAAGCCTAAGAAATAGGTTTATTGGCGTTTTTCTTTTTCCGCCAGAGAAGGCGGTATATAAATTTCGCGCAACAGGCAGAGAAGCCTAAAATCACAAAACATAGTGGGAGATCACTTAAAAGCGCAAGGAGTAATTAAGTATGAAAATTGATTTTACCAAAATAGAAGGTTATCGTGAAGATATGTCCGCCGAAGAAAAACTGGCGTTGCTTGAAAAATGGGAACCTGATGGTTGGGTTAAGAAAGAAGTGTTCGATAGAACCGCATCGGAACTTGCTGAGTATAAACGCAAGTTGAAAGAAAAAATGTCGGAAGAAGAACGCAAAGAAGCAGAACGCCAAGAGGCCGAGGCGGCACTTAAAGCTGAGCTTGAATCGCTTAGAAAAGAAGTCGCAATAACCAAAAACAAGGCGAAGTTCCTGTCGCTTGGATATGATGAAAAACTGGCAGAAGATACTGCTCGCGCAATGGCAGATGGTGATTTTGAGAAAGTGTTCGCTAATCAGGCAATTCATCTTGAAAACGTAAAGAAAGCCGCTATTGCCGCTGCGTTAGCGAACGATCCCAAACCGCCTGCCGGTGGTGGGGGTGGTGCGGAAATCACAAAGGAGCAGTTTGACGCTATGGGCTACTCTGACCGCCTCAAATTGTTCAACGAACAACCCGAAACTTACAAGAAATTTACGGAGGGATAAATAAATGGCTAACGAAACCAAACTTTCCAGCATTATCAATCCGCAGGTTCTCGCGGATATGATCGAAACAAAGCTGGTAAACGCAATGAAGTTTACCCCGATTTGTAAAGTGGATAACACGCTTGTCGGCCGCGCGGGCGACACCGTTATGCTACCTCGGTATGCGTACATAGGAGATGCGGATGATGTTGCAGAGCTTGAAGATATTGGCATTGCCGAGCTTACCGCCACTACGCAGGCTGTACAGGTGAAGAAAGTCGGTAAGGGCGCAACCATCTCTGATGAAGCTGTGCTGTCTGGCTACGGCGACCCTATTGGCGAGATCGGCAACCAGCTTTTGACCTCAATTGCAAGCAAGGTTGACAACGATGTGTTGGCGGCTCTTGACAATGCCACCTTTGTGCATCCTGTCGTGTCTGTAACGCCGAACGAAGTCAACAACGCGCTTGTGAAACTGGGCGAAGATTTTGAGGGTGATAAGTATCTGTTTGTAAGCCCGTCCACTTACGCCGCTCTGCGCGATGCCTCTGACTGGATTCCCGCTTCTGAGATCGCGGCTGGTGCGGTTCTGCGCGGCACTGTCGGCATGATTTACGGGTGCTATGTGGTTATCACCAATAAAATTACCACGACTGACACGGCATATATCGTAAAGCCTGGAGCGGTAGCCTTGTTTATGAAGCGCGGCACGCAGGTCGAAAGCGCCCGGAACATCGTTAATAAGTCCACCACGTTCACGGCTGACAAGCATTATGCTGTGTATCTGTACGACAGCTCTAAAGTCGTCAAGCTGGGCGCGGCTGAGTTGACCGAGCTTGAAGTAAAGCAGAAGGCCAGCATTTCCGACGGCAAGGCTGAGTTTATCATCACAGGCTATCCCACCAACTTGTCTTACGGTTGGAAGGCTTATGCGGCCACTGGGCTTAATACGGCATTGAGTGTTGCTGTCGGTGATGACTTCGACAACGGAACCGGTAAGACGCACGAGGCGTTTGCTGCTGAGTATGTGCCTGGATTTGCTTACGCTGCTGTTGCGGACAAGTATTTCCAGATTATCTATGTTGACGCCGCTGGCAAGATTCGCGGCACCGGCAATGTAAAGATTGCTACTATGATTTCCTAACTTAACAGAGGGAGGTACACGGCATGACAACCGCTGAAAAGTTAGAGAGTGTAAAAACATTACTTAAAATCACAGACACAACGCATGATGCGGAACTGACTGTGTACCTCTCTTTTGCCAAAGACGAGATTATCTCTTGGTTGTATTCCGGAAAACCACCGAATAATTTATCTGATGTGCCCGCGCAGTATGAGTCAATACAAATTATGGCGGTCATTGCTGGATTTTCACAAAGCGGAGCAGAAGGTCAGATCGCGCACAGCGAAAATGGTATAAGTCGGACATGGAAATACGAGGATATGGTAGCTTACATTCGTAGCCATGTTTGTGCGTATGTACAGGTGATCTAAATGCGGACGCTGAATCGCAATACACAGCCAATTTATTTTGCGACAATTGCGAACACGGAAGAAATTAAAGATGAATATGGCAACGCCACTGGACAATATCAGATAACATATTCCACCCCCGTTAAGGCAATGTGGAATGTTAGTTATATTGACTCTGATGTCGAAGTCGAAATGTTTGGCATAGCTGCTACAGACATGTTACGCATTGTGGCACCTAAAGATGGGTTTGTGTTGGATGAAGCCTCCATTCTATGGTATGGCAAAACGCCTGATTCAATTTATGATGCTACAAACCCGAAACATAATTATGTGATCGTCGGCATCAGACCTAGTTTAAACCATGTAACGATATACGCTAAGCGCGTAGATGTCTCATGAAAAAAATCACAATGACGCTTTCCGACAAATCCATTAGCGAAGCGATAAAAGAGCTAAAGCGCTACGAGCAATGGGTGAAAGAGAAAACTGCACTGTTATGCGAAAAACTTGCAAAAATAGGTGCGCATGAAGCGTCCGTAAGATTTGCCACGGCTATTTATGATGGCGATAACGATGTTGATGTTGAAATAAGTCCAATCGAAAATGGCTGGGTAATAACTGCGCGCGGACAAGCGGTTGCTTTCTTGGAATTTGGCGCGGGCGTATATCATAATCCCGCTGAGCCTTATCCTAAACCTCGTCCAGAAGGAATAGTTGGGATTGGTGAATATGGCAAGGGTTATGGTAAGCGCCCTATGTGGGGTTTTTATGACGAGTCTGGCGAATTGGTTCTTACGCGAGGAAATCCTGCTGTAATGGGCATGTGGTATGCCACGCAAGAAATGGAACGTGAAATATTGAAAATTGCTCGGGAGGTATTTGCGAAGTGATAGATGCGGAAAACGAAATTTTCAACGCTGTGGCAGCAGAGCTTCGCTCAAATTTTCCCGGCATTTTTGTATCCGGCGAATATGTAGCGTCGCCCCCTTCTTTTCCTGCCGTGACGATAGTTGAACGGGATAATAGCACCTATCAGCGAACGCTTGATAGTTCGGGCATAGAAAATCACGCGCAGGTGATGTATCAAGTCGAAGTATATAGCAATAAAAGCTATGGCAAAAAAACCGAATGTAAATCAATAATGTTAGTTATAGACGATTTGATGTTTGGCATGGGTTTTGTTCGCGTAGGCAACGCCCCCGTTGAAGTACCTAACGCAAATGCTTCTATTTATAGAATGGTTGCAAGATACAGAGCAACGATAAGCAAAAACAAAATAATTTATAGGAGATAGGAGATAGGAATATGGCTATTGCTTCATATCCAGTCACGCTTAAAGCTGGCAACAGCAAATTGTGCGATATAAAAGATTTTCCTGATCTTGGCGGTGCACCTGAACTGTTAGAAACAACCACATTATCTGATGGTTCAAGAACATACATTCAGGGCATAAAGGATCAGCAGGCGCTTGAATTTACTGCCAATTACGATCCCGACGCATATGAGGCTATTAATGCCCTTACCACTACCACGACATTTACGCTTGAGTTTGGTATAGACGGAGCAGACGGTATATTTACATGGAGCGGTACTGCATCTGCTTACGTTCTTGGCGCTGGCGTTAATGAAGTTGTTGAAATGCGAATTGTAATTATACCGTCCACTCCAATAACCAAATCTTCTTAAAGGGCGTATGAAACGTGGCAATTTAGTGCTTGGCGCAGGAGTAAACGAAGTCGTTGAAATGAGAATTGTTATTGTTCCGTCTACGCCTATTACAGTGGTAACTTAAAGGAGGTAAATTTATGGGTAAATATATAACGCTTACGGATAAATCAACAGGTAAAGTTTACACGCTTGAGTTTAATCGCAGAGCAATTGAAGCAATGGAGCGTCAGGGCTTTGTAATTACTGAAATTGATACCAAGCCTGCGACGATGATTCCTATGCTGTTTAGAGGCGCTTTTATGATGCATCACCCTACTGTAAGCCGCGATGTTAT